GCCCTTGTGGGGGGCCGGACCGACAACGTAAAGGCAGGGTACAGGAGGGCGATTCCGCCAGACCTGTCGACCCACCGCACGACACCGTTGGTATTAATACCCTCGGGGTCATACGTCTTGTCAAACCCGACAGTGGCAGAAGTAGTTCTTGCCATAGTGCCGAGAATGGTTGACAACTTCATAGCAGCTAAGGCCGCCATAGTAACTTCCTTTAAGAGAGTTAGTCCGCTTAGCAATACCACAGTATCCCAGATTACTTAAATAATTGTCGCATCAGAGCCAGACCGTTGAGTACGTGAGTAACGGAAAACGGATTTTTCAGCTGAGGGAACTGCGGCATAGGAAAAGTAGTTAGCTTTGTCCTATCCAACAGTATCAAAGTTGAAGAATACGCACCGCTACCCGAATACACTTCGGCACCTGGTTGAAACGACAACTGGTAGTTGTAATATGCGGACGAGAAAGTCTCCTGTTTCGTAAATTGAACACGGAACCCGTCAATAAACTTGTAACCTTTCCACGCTTGAAGCGCTTCAAGGTATGGGCCTATTGGCAGAAACCAGTCCACCACGAAGGAGAATGGAAGCAACTCCCACGCTAAAGCGGGAGCATTTAGAAAGCCCGTCTGTGCCAGTAGAGCGGTCAGCCTATCGTCTAGTACGTAACGCAACCCATACTTTGTCGTACTAATGGTACGAATGTACCTTGTTCCGACATTGCGTTGGTGCACGTTAAGCACTGGGCTAGCGGTTGACACACTCGATGTCGCAGACGACCTGACCTGCTGAACAACATAGCCTGCATAGTTGAACTTTGCGATGGCTTTGAGCGTACCGTCGATATCACTCAGAAGTGGTTTCCACCCATACTGCAACTCGAGCCAATTTTGGGCCAGAGTCTTAGTTTTGGATAGGCCACCTCCAGGGCGATACTTCGGTTGCTTACCTTGAAATAACGCGTCTGCGGCCTTAGAAAAGTTTCCTCTTTTCAGGTTACGCATTGCATTCGTTATACGGGCAATATTATTGCCCGCCAACCGGATAAACTGTCCGAACTGGGCGACGTTCTGCGCATTATTTGCAGAGAGGTCGTTATCAGCTCGTTTAGCCAACCGACTCAAGGCCTTGTTCACATTCGATGCATCATGCACCGGATTAGCAGGAGTCATTCCTGTAAACAATGATGACGATTTATTCTCCTCAACGTACCATCGGTCGATGCCACAAGTACCCGGCTTCGGCTGAAAGAAACATTTGGTACCGAGGCTATCTGCGATTCTTCGCAGATCCACAGTATGAGGATTAATCGGCAATCTTCTGCCATTCAACTTACCGAAGTTAGGAGTCCGGACACCAGTCCACGAACGATAGTAACTGAGGTACGACTGCG